ATTTCTTTTTGAAAGGGATACATCTTAAAAGGTACTAAACCCTCATCAAGTGATACAATCTTTACATAATTCTGTATGAAGTGCAGAGGGTCTTCCATACATTTAGCATATTCTTGGAGTTGTTTCTTAGTCCAAGATTGTTGTACATTTGCTCGTTTGAGATTAGGATTACCAAGATATGTAGCATCAGCCATCTGTCTTCCCTTTTAGCATTTTTTGGAGTTCAGCAGTTGAACCAACAAATAATGCGTTAGTAACATTCTTGGGTGCAGAATTAGGAACTTCTTTAAGTTTTCGCATTTTCTCTTGTAAGTCACCTAACTTCTCCGTAACCTCAGCCACTTGTTTAATTAAATTACCAGCGACTTCATATGCTCTTGGGTGTTCACCCTCTTTCGCAAGTTCTAAAATACCATCAATTGCTTGAGAACCTTTCTCAACAAGTCCATAGAAATTTTCTCGTTGATATTTATAATCATTCTCTATATCATCTTCGTTACTAGATGGTTTTGCAACAACTTTTTTAGTTGTTGCTTTTTTCAACTCTGTTTCAACTGGGTCTAATATTCCTAGAGCTTGGTCAATGATATTATCTGTGTTACTCATTTGTCTTATTTACATCAGAACCAGATGCTGGGTCAAAAGTTTTTGCATCCTCAAAGAAAGAACTTGTTTCATTGAAACCAAAATCATCATCTGCATCAGCGGTGCCTGGATTTGGTGATACCGAATATCTTTGTTCTCTGGTTGGAGAAACTTCTGGTAAGTTTGCAAACTGGTCAACTTGAACTGTCTTAATAATTTTAGATGAGGTAACTGGGCCATAGAGATAAAACTTAGTAGTAAATGAAAGTGTGTAAATTATTGCTCTACGAGTTTCAAAGTCACCTTGATAATTATCTTCATATGCAACACTATTCAAAATAATAGGAACATCTCTTTTGATACCCATATCTGCCATGTCATTTATTGTCAGAGTATAGTCTGGTTGAAAGTATGGTAGAATCTGTTCTACAATCTGTAATGCATCATCAGAGTTTTTTGCCATTGCAAATAAATCAATATCCATGTTATATGGAACAGGCATAAACTGTGTATCTAATTTATTTGCATCTGCACTATCTGCTTTTACCTTTTTAAATTTTTGTACACGATTTAATTTTCTTGCAGTATCGTAAGAAAGAGCACCAATCTCAAAACCAAGTCTAGGTAAAGTTATTGCAACTTTATTTGCTTGGGCTGGGTCTGTGTCCAGTCGTGTCAAGTATTTTTGTTTTGGGCCATATGCTAATGGCACTTTCATTTTTTGTGTAATCACACCACTATTGTTCTTACGAACAATGTTTATATTATTAAACATAGTTCCAAACGCAACTATTACGTTTCTAACTGTCTCGTGATAAAATTGTTGTCCTAACATTATTTACTCCCAACATCACCAAATGGATTTGTTTCTGAAAAATCCAATACTGTATCATCAAGTGTATCAAATAGTTCATTCTGATTTGTAGTGTCCGTACTTTGGTCACCTACTATATAGTCTTCTTGAATAAGGTATGATGCATCACCAGTATCGGCTGCATTTTCTAATAATATACTTTCTCCAGCAGATGTTGTATCATCTTCACCGATTATATTATCTCCATCAGTTTCTTCTAATAATAAATCAGTACTAAACTGTGTAGGAAATTCAAGTTGAATATTCTCATTGTAAGTAGTTGTTTGTTCTAAAGTAAACTGATACTGTAAAGTATCTAAAGATTCAGTTCCCTCTATTTCGTCAATAGTTGTAATACCAGTATCAATCTCTTCTGAACTGTACTCAAACTGCTTACATCTTATTTTATATACTGGGTTGTTGTCCAGTTGATAAAATGGTTCATCATGGTCTACAAAATTAATCTCAAACATTCTTGCAAGAACTGGGTGATAAACTAAATCACCCTCTTGTGGTCTGTCTGCATCTGTAGAAGCTGTGTCTTGTAAAACATAAAAGTTATTATCACCTTGTATACTTGTAAGTTCAGAAGAATTTTCTGATTGGTCTATACTTCCAGTTTCTAAAAGAATACCACCCCCAGTAGTATCTGTTCCACTTTCAATAACAATCTGACTATCCATCTCTTGAAATCGTTCTTTAGAAACTACGAATGTAATCTCATTACGATTCTCTAAACCAAATTGTGTGATGATTTCTTTATCTCCACCAAATCCCTCTGCATCTTCTATATACATTTCTATTGGTGTTTGTTTAGTAAACTTAGAAAGACTATCTTCTCCAAGAACATTATCTAAAGCAACTGTATCACGATTAATATAATATACATCATGTCCGTATATTTGCACAGCTTCTTTAATTAAGTTTTGATATAAACTTCTTTCTGTTGCTATTGAGTGAAAGTTACTTGTGTGAAATGCCTTGTTGACAGCCATGGCATTAACCCATGCCGAACATCATAGGTGGAGAATTAGTTATTGATATTAACTCTTCTAACTTTTCTATTTCTTCTTGTGCTTGTGAGTAGATAGTTTCACCATTCATAGTTACACCACCTAACATTGTAACACCATTGAACTTAGAAAGGTTTGCACCCCATTGTCTTTTAATCAATGCAGTTGCATATCTTTTTAAATGCATATCATTAAAAATGTCTGAATAGGTTGTTGGGTCTATTTTTCTATAACACTCTATAATTAGAAACTCTCCAGCAGTTATATCATTTGACCAATCCATATCTATGTATAAACGATTTTGGTGTTGATTGAATCTTAAAGGTTTTTCTCCAACAAGAATATGTGAAAGAAAATCTAAATGTTGCATTGTCATTTGATAATGTAGAATTGATGTAGAACTAAAATCATATAAGTCATTTAATCTAAGTTGATATCTTATGTCAAACATATTGTTTGTTGCTTTATCATCAAAAGGAAATATGTTTACTATAGAAATAACAGCATCTGGTATAGGTATAAAATTATTTGCTTCTTGAAATGTTGAAGTTATACTACTATCTTTTGTATCAGTTACAGAAGTAGATGTATTTCCAGAAGCTCTTGTGATATCATCAGCAGTTACTTGATATTTCAAATACATCAACTCAATACCATCATAGTGATACTGTGCAAAGAACTGTAACGCTTCATCTATCCTATCGTCAATCTGGTCATCAGATACGTTTATGTCTATAACTCCAAAACCTAAAGACCTAAGACAATAGTTTTTAAAAGTTGCTTTTGTACTTGGTACTGCCATTTGTTATTCTACTCGTCTTCTCTATATGTTTGTTCTGCAAACATAGCACTAATCTCTGCTTCAGTAAGACCTAGTGCTTTTAATTTAGTCATTGCATTTGCTTTATTAGCTTTTGCAGTTTTTCTTGCAGCCTTTTCTTCGGCCTTTTGAGTGTTAACAGTTTTTGCAAATTCTTTTTTTTCTGCTTCTTGTGATGCTGGTATATCACAAAGTACTCCGTTTAAATATTGTTTTAATGCCATTAGCTTCTTACTCCATATAGTGTAACTGTTCCTCTATCTAAGTTGTTTTGTACACTTATTATTTTTATGTAATTTATTGGTGCTGTCCATAATAATCTTGACATACCTTTATATCCATAATAGTTACCAGAAGTACCACTATTTTCTGTCATTCCATGTCCAATAACACTTTTATAGTGTGTTGATGAACCAGCATTATACAAATAAAAGTAACCATCAGTACCATCTTCAACAGAAACGCCTTCTTCTGAGTCATCTGCTATAGGATGATAAGCTTTATTGAAGTTTCTACCATTATCATTACCATTCACCAACTCGTACTTATGCATACCAGAATTATCAATTAAGTTTCTACCATTGTCAGAAGAAAATCTTACTCCTATATCATCTTGATTATTAGTTGCACTTAAATTTCTAATAGTACAATAAAAAACATCATACTTAGCACTATCAACCACACTAGCATCAAAAGCAATTTGTGCAACACTAGATGAAATTGTTGTTGATGCTAACTTAACATAAGTATTTGAATCATTGAGTTCATAGTTTTGACTAAATTTTACTTGTCCATCTAATGTTAAATCTGTACTTAGTAATGTATTTGGGTCATCAGTACCTTCTTCAAAAACAATCTTTGAACCAGCATTGGTTGCAGAACCATCTGTTCCATCAAGTAAAAATTCATCTCCAACATCAGTATCAGCTGCACTTGCATCTAATAGTATTCTACCAGAAACATTACCAATAAGTTCTGAACCAGCAGTAATACTTGTTGCAGCAGTTATACCTGCTCCTGCTGTAATACCATTTGTTACTACCAAATCTGCAACAGTAAATGCAGTAGTTGTGCTATCTACCTTTGCAGAGGTAATAGCATCATCTGCAATTCCAGCAGTTCCTATTGTACTTAGTGCCATTTATCTCTCTCCTATTAACTTGGTTTTGTAGGCCATGTTACATTACCTAAAGTTGAACCATACACTCCATCCCAAGTTGGACTTGTATTATTTGATGGCATATCTCTAAGAGCTTGTCTATAAGTTTTCCATGCACTAGACATTGTAACATCAGAACAAGCCATCCAATCTGACTCTTCTAGTATTAAATTTCTTTGTATGCGTAGTTCATTCATTGGTTCTGCGTTAATTAATTCTGTTAGTTTATCTGATATATCTGACCTTGATATTTCACTTGTTCCTTCTAACCATCTTATTTCACAAGTATTAATATCATCTCCTCTAATATCTACTTTAGCATCTGAATCTATTAATAATATAGATCGTGCTATTCTTGATGCCGTTG